ACCAAATAAACTAAAAATCTTACTACTCTTCGCTGTCTGTTGTTTCGATTTGAATTGAAATATTCTGTCCTTGTGGAATTGAACTTGATACTTGTATATGTGAACTTGCACATCCTACAACAAAAAATCCACAAAGAATTATTGATAAAAATAATTTCATTTTAATCTCCTATACTGATTGAATTATTACTAAAACTGTTCCACCTATTACTGAGAACAAAGTTGCAAATAATAGATACTCAAGTCTCTTTACTCTATGAAGGGTTTCTTGACTGAGGATCTCGCATGTTTTTTGATGGGATCTTAAAGACTGCTCTATAACAGCTATCTTTTTATCTACATCTGCAATTGTTGTTCTAGGCATTATGGAGCATCCACTTGTGTTACCTCTCCTGTGGAACTCACTATTGTTTTGCTTCCGTCTTGATAGGTTATTGTTCTTCCTGGATTTGTGGAAGGCTCTGGCAATTCCTCTCCTTCTTCTTCTGGCAAAACAAGAGGTTCTTCCATTACATTTGATACAACAAATTTTGGGTTTAAGGTAAATCCATCATCTGGAGTATAACAATATTTAAAACTTTCAAAATCTTCTGGTAAGTCATGGGATGCCCCCATATGTATATCTGCATTTTCTAAATTCAAGTCGGAATAAAAAAAGAAAAATTCTCCTACATCATTTGATTTTAAACCAATTTTTGTTTGGTCGTTTTCGTTGGTATATTCTTCAATAGTAATTCCATCTTCGACATTACAAACTACTTGGTTTGCATCTTTCATTGTTAATAAATTTGACATCATTATCTCCTATATAAAATCTGGTTTAGTTGGAAACTCAACATCTGGAAAACCTTCTTGTTCTGGTAAATCCCTTAATGCTTGTCTATATGTTATAGCTTCTGCTTTTTGTTCATCAGTTAAAGGGCTGTCTGTAGATGCTGTCCAATCACTAAATCTTAAATCATTATCTCTGCGAAACCGAACACCATTAATCGTTTGTTGTAATTCTATCTCGGAGGTATCAATATCCTCAACATTAATCTCAACAAACTTTTTTAATGTTCCATCATATACTTGTTGTTTTGCCATAATTTCTCCTATTTAGTAATTGCGTATAAACTAACAACACCTTCTGTCCATGATCCTGTTCGTGGTTCAAAATAAAATGAATCAGCATAATTAGATACTGTTGCACTATTATTTGCTCCTCCAGTCCACCATTCTTGTTTCATATAATTATTATTATTACCCACTCTTACATAAGCATAATAATTTAAAGACGCATGGTTTATATTATTTTCATATACAGCCTGTCCATTAAATGATGGCGAATAGTTAATGTTAGTAGAAGCTCTTGTTGAACTTGCTGTTCCATTATATGACTCTCCACCTAAATAACATAAGTTTAAGTATGTACTATGATTATTACTAAAGTTTCCATGTTGACCATAATAATAACTAAACCCTGTACCATAAAATGTACCACTCATAACAGATGAACCACTATTGTAAGGTTTCATTTGCAAGACATAATAATCACTTGAATTGCTTGTCATAACTCCATACCATTCTACAACATAAGACCTAATATCTGATGCGTTAAGGGATGCTGGTTTTGATAATGTAAAGTTGGATTGTGATGCTGTTTCTCTTAAATCAACAGCCCCACAAAATATTTTGGAAGTGTCTGATGAAGCACTACCAGCCGATATAGACTTACTAGGTAGTCTTATATTAGTTGTGCCAATAGCTTGACCAACAAGAGGGTTATCTCCATCTCCATTGATATCACTATCAGGCGTTGTAGCTGTTGATAATGCTCCTGTAGATGATACATAGTATTTAGTATCATGTGTTAATGATGTTTGGTTTTGATCAATGCTTTCACTATCAAATGGTAAGACTGAAATTGTATCTCCTGCACTACCAGCTTTTTGGGCAAAACCAAATGACAAAGATTTATTTGTTGTACTTGTTGTCAAGTCATGTGGAATATTACCAGCAGTATAATAACCATTTTGAATGTCGGTAGAATGACTCGTAAATGTTGCACTATCTGTATCGTTTATCTGAAACCACTTACCAGCATTAGCATTGGTAATGCCTGTTATCGACATGGTATCTACCATAGCTAAACAATGCCCAAATTGATAAGCTCCACTTTGTCCACCACCACTTACACTATGCTCTACAGATACTCCTGTCCCATCTGGCTCATAGTATTTTAGAGATTGACTTTGCCCATTATGGTCAATATTTCCAGATATTGGAACAAGGTATCTATCATTTAAGAAATCATATTTCATCATTGTAGAAGGGGAATCATGGTATGTGCTTGAGCCTTGTCCTGAATCTGCAATAGTTTGTATAGTAAGAGAGGAAGCTCCCATTGAAATACATTGAAACCTTTGTCCATAATGTGAACTTGGAGAATAAAAAGTATGTCGCCATGAGAACATTACTCTGCCCTTACCATCTGCCTTTTGAAATTGAGTATGCCAAGTTGCATTGTTATCAAAAGTACCACTATTATTATCTGTCGTTAACTGTTCTGTATATTTAGGCGACCATGTATAGGAGTTAGCATTTCCTGTGTTTTCCCAAACAGTAAATCTATTTCTTCTATTAGAGTCTAACCAAAAAACACCAAGATAACCTGATGTATAGTCATACATCACTCTCATAGGTCTATCCGTGCTGGTAAGTTGAGCTGGATTTCCATTTATTGTGTTAGTAGTAGAAGTACCTAAATCTGATATTGAATACGAACTTCCACCCCAAGTAAGGCGTCTTGCAGATATTACAAATACTGAACTATACGGCCATCCATAATAGATATAATGCTGACCAGCAGAAAGAAAGTCGCAGTTATCAGTTGTCATACTTTTAATAGAGGTATCTGATGTGAAGAAATCATCGCCACTAGCCTGACCATCATTTCTAGCTATTAGTTTATGGTCGCTATACATTACAACATTATTGCTTGAATCTACTGTGAATGGAGTAACATATCTCATTTGGTTTCCAGCACTATGAGCATAGTGCCAAACAATCAACCATGTACCACCAGCAGATGCGTTCATATTTTTATGCCATCTTAGGTAGTTAAGTGAAGTACCACCACCAAAGTTACTACCCCCACCTCTGAAATTTGTACCTGATACAGGGTTACCACCTGAAATAGAGTTAATCTGATAATTGCCTGTTACTACAGTCCAAGTTGATGATGCTGAATCATAAGTAAATATCTGCATCCTTGTTCTACTAGATTGCTCTCTATAGATAATGATGTATTGTCCACTATCATTAGCACAAGCTACTGTTGGATTTGTATATTGCATACGATAACTTGAATGGCCCATATAGGGGTTTCCAGATAATGTACCAGAACCAACAGCTTGACTAAATTGTCCACTACCTAAAGTTAGGTTTTGAGTTGTTGTTACCTTTTTAACCTTCTTAGCTTCTCCATTGCTTTCTCTAGTTACAACACTACCCAAGGTAACAGCATCAGATCCAGAGCCAATAACCATATCAATAGCATCAGTACCAGAAGATAACCCTGTTAGATTTTCGCCACTAACGGCTGGTAGTTTTGCATTACCATCTAACTGAACAACATTATTTGCAGATGTTCCTACATTTAATGTAGATGCTGTGCCAAGCCCTAAGTTGGTCCTAGATGTACTAGCATTAGCTACATCAGATAAGTTATTGTTTTGAGACATAAAGCCACCAGCACTAAAGGATGCTTGTTCCCATGCTGATCCGTTCCAAACATAAAGATCATCAGTTGTTGAATTAAAATATAATGTGCCTTCGTATGTACCATCAAGAGTATTACCATCATTGTCTGCTGTTGGAGCAGAACTTTTAGATCCTAAATATTGTTTCTCAAAGTTGGTTAATGTTGTCGCACTTGATGTCGCAGAACTCGCACTCGCTGTCGCAGAGTTAGACGAATTTGTGGCATGTGTACTTGCAGTATTGCTATGGGTAAGAGCTGTATCTTTATGACCACTCGCAGTATTGCTATGAGTTAGAGAATTTGCTTCGCTAGTCGCACTAGCTGACGCAGAGTTAGCCGAAGCAGTAGCAGAATTTGCACTATTAACAGCACTTGTTTGAGCATTGGTAGCACTTGTTGTTGCTGATTCTGCATCTACCAGGAGATCCCATTTAGCTGAATCAGCATTGCTAGTTAAAGGCTGAGATCCAGAAGATGTATGAGCTGTCTTACATTGGAAAATGTTATTTGTTGAAGTGTCCTTAACAATGTCTCTTTCTCCATATGCAGTAGCAGTAGCCCAATTGCCTGTGTTGCTTCCTACCGTTGTTGCAATATTAATGTTACCAGCAGAGTCAAAGGCAAATAATTTGTTAGCTCTGTCTGTTGCGTCATTAGTAAATTCAGTTGAAGAAATAGTGTTTGAAACAGAAGCCTTGATAGATCTATCGATTTCTTCCTGGAGCTGTTGAACATGCATAGTTAATCTGTCCAGGCCTTGCTCATGGCTCTCTGCTGGGAAAGGATCGTTTTCAACATAATCATGGGTTTGAGTTAAAGGCACTACTCTTTGAAGAATAACAGTCTCAGTATTTGTTGGGGTATTTCCTCCTGTAAAGGTTACATTCCCTCCAGATGCACTTCCTACTCCTGATACTGTATAATGAGTTGTAATTGTTTTTAGAGTTTCAGTACCAGTTGCAGATCTAATATAAACTTTAAGATCTGAGCTTGACAGTATTTTAAAGTTATAAGCAAAAACAGTTGTATTGCCATCGCCTGATAAAGATACCTTGTTTGTTGTTGTTGATAATGTCATTTGTATTTCCTGTTTAAATTAAATTGCTTCTTCTTTTCATCGATATAATGTTGTTGAAGATCAAATCCATGCTTATAGTTTTTTGCAAATGCTCCTATATACATTTTAATAACCCCTTTTCTTCTCTTCTGGACCAAATCATTAACTATTGAAACAGCCCTGTCCCTGGCTTCAAGATCTTGCCCATTAGACTCTTTAAATCTATTGACATTCCTTCTGTAATATTTAGCTGATGCCGAATTACCCCTCATCCATTTCTCTATATGTATGTTGTAATCTTTTGCAAATGCTAGTTGTAATTCATGGTATATCTCAGGTCCTTTTTCCATTTCCCTAAGATCTATATTTACACCTTCATATGAAAAATATGGTTTAGGGAGATTTGGACCAGCTCCCAACATTTGCCATTCTTTTTGTAAGTTTGTTAATCTCTCAGGTTTAAATTCTTTTGATGCTATTGGATTCCAAAAGGATTCTCCTCCTGACTGCCATTCCTCTAACTCATTTCCATGTAGATCCATGTAAGGGTTAAGACTTGATCTCATAAAAGGAATACCCTTCTTTAAGTCTTCAAGCAAAGTCATTGTTTGTCTTAAAACAGGATCATTAATTTTTCCCATTTGCTTTAATGCATTTGGAACAAACCCAAGCATCATTTGTTTAAACCAATCCTTCCCATATCTCTCAGGCTCAAATGCAACTTTAAAAAATTGATCGGCTCCAGTTGCGAATGTTTTATTAATCAAAGCATTTTGCATTGCCATAGTTGCAGATATAAGAACCTTCGTTACTGCATCTTCATTGTCGGAATAGATCTCTGGATTATTCATAATTTTACGCAGATCTAAACCTATCATTATCCATGAGGAAAAAGGCTCCATACCTCTTATTGGAACATACTCAACTTTCCCATCATCATTAACAACAGCAATAGAATATTCTGGTCTATTCTGCCTTCTGTCTATATTCCTTAAAACCCTCTTATCAGAATCTCTCCATTCTGATTTTAAATTTCCAGCAGTAAATCTATCTACAACTTGCCCATCATCTGTAGTAAATTGTGAGTCAGCGAACCACATAGATCCAAATATCATAAGACTTCCTGTTGCCATTCTTGCTAGGGCTTCTTCTCTCTCCTCTGGAGTACCTGATTTTATTTTTCTTCTAACTTCACTACTAAAAAGACCTAGAGGGGATCCATCCTTAAATGTTACCTTTGCAATATTGAAAGGGGTTTTGAAGAAAGGCAAGAACCACCTTCCTGGGGTACTTTGGATAAACTTTTGTGCAGATTTTGCTGTCTGTCCTAACTCTTCCTGGAAGGTTAAATAGTCGGCTGTCTTTTGAGATTTTAACAATGCATCCTCTGGAGGATCTGTTACAAACTCAGCCACATAATTTGTGTAATCATCTCCTGATAGTCCTTTGCCTTTTGCAGATCTATGAGCTTGTAGAGTTATGTCATATCTCTGTGCTAACACTTTGAAAAAAGTATCTTCTGCTTGAAGCATCCCTGTTGGGAAGTTTATTGTTTGTCCCAGCCTATGAAACATATGTGCTATTAAGGGAGCATTAGGATCTAAAGCACTTTCTGGAGCATTATAGCCAAAAGATTCTGCTGACCATTGTCTAGGTCTAACATTAGTATCAAATTTACTAGATTGATTTAACTGTCCTGGTTTATCTCCTTTTGTTACAACTTTATAAGAAGCACTCAATGACTCTACAAGAGCCATAAACATAGCTCCAGCAGATGCATGAGCTTCGTCAAACTTAACTCCTCCTGTATTGATTCCAACCATATCAAGAGTTGAATTAACTGCTCCTATCGCATATTTTTCTGACGCATGTTTAAAAAGCATAAGGCTGTTACCAATTAGATTCCTTGCATGAGTAACAGGAGAACTTAATAATGCATTTATCCAGAACTCATTTGCTTTTTCAAAAAATTGAGGGAGCTTTCCTTCTTTTGAGTATTGATAAAATTTCTTTTGAAAACCGTATCTATGTTTTTCTGGTAAAGATTGCCATTGCTTAAAGAAGTTAATTAAATTTTCCTTACCTCCAACAGCATCTAATTGGTTCAATAAATTTTGTTGATCAATTGTTTTTGGATCTACTTTTGGATCCTCCATTTCTGACTTCTTATATTGCCAGGTATCAGGTCTTCCTCTTGTCTGAACAATCTGCCCATCTGGACCAAACCCACTTTCCCTTCTTAAAGAAGACAATCCTCTGGCAAGATTTGTTTTAATACCAGAGATCTTTAGTTGTAGGTTTGCAACAATTTCAAATTGTTCTCTTGCTTTTAAAACGGCTTCTGCTGAATCTCCTCCTGGAACATTTAGATCATCAATATAACTGCTTAATCTTCTAGCTTCTATATTATAAAGATCTCTCATTGCCAATATGTATGGCATTGGAGGAATCTCTCCAGGCTTGTTAGCCAGGATTCTTTGCAATGCTTTCTTGTCAGTTAATAATGTAAGGTCTGCTATTTGGCTCATCAGTTGATGGTTAAGGTTATCAACACCTCCTGATTCAGACTTAATTACTCCTTCATATCTTTTTGCTATATATGCAATGACTTCTTCTATACCAGCATCTTCTGGAATCTTTCTATTCTTAGGATCTACTTTCCCATCTTTAGTACCAAGAACTCTCCAATTACCAATCATCCCTTCGTTTAATTGAGGATCTTCAAATACCTCTTTAGTGATGGCATTTATATCCTCTTTGCCATCAAGGTAAATGAGGTTTAAGTCATCGCCATAAGTGACTCCTTCCTCCTCCACTATTTTTGCTAATTTTGCCTGTCTCTCTTCTGGGGTTAATGTTTTATCATCAGTAATCCTGGTTATTGAATCTTGAAGCTCTTCCCTCTTTCTTCTTTGTAAGTTATGAGCCTTTACAATATCGCCAAAGAAAGGAATATCTTCTGCATTATCGGATAAGTATTTTAAAAGTTTCCCTACAGGCATCCCCATATTCTTGGCAAGGTTTACCATTCCAGGAGTTGGCTCCCCTTCAAAGAAACTATTTGCAAATAAAGGTAATTCAGAAAAATCTGCTTCTGGGTTTATAAGCTCAAATGTTTCAGATTCCTCATTGTAACCTGATGTAACACCACCAAGATCTGCTAAAGGATTATCATTGTCTTCACTAACATATTCTGGGACTAGCTCTTCTTCTGGGAATAGATCTTCTGTTTCATCAACTACAGTTTCTACTGTTTCTTCTGGGTTCGGAGAAGGCTCTACAGAAATACCCTCTGGTATCTCTGGATCGTTAGTTGCCTGTTCTGTAAGTACCTCTTTAGGTCCACCAGTAGGAATGGTCTCTAAAGCCAGTTGTTCGGTTTCATTCATGTGGGTAAAAAAAAGGATGGCATAACCATCCTCAATATATATTTTTATAATCTATTTTCGTAACATTAGCTACTATTTTCTGTGTCTAACTCAGGCCTTAAATTTATAGATCCGTCATCCAGGGGAGTAGGATTTGTTGTCACTAGCCTAAATGTCCTTGAGTTAGAACCATATCTTCTTTTTATAAATTCTTTTTCTTCATCTGATAAAGACATATCTAACCCTTATTCTCAGATCTTTGATTAACAGATCCTGTCACAACAAGATCATCGCCATCGTCAGAGCCAACAGCATCCATAAGAAGTTTATATGTGCTAGAATTTTCGCCATATCTTTTCTTAATTAGGTCTATTTGTTCTTGTGAGTAACCCATTAGTAATCTGTTCCTTTATTATAAACCTTTAAATCAAATTCAAGTTGTTGAATAGTACGAATATATCCAAGCTCTTTTATCTTGTCTACCACTTCTGTAAATTTTAAAAATGCATCCAATTTCATTTCACTTGCTTTGCTCGGATCAAAGGCATCATCATAATCTGGAATATACATCATTCTTATCCCTGTAACACCAGCTTCAGTTTGTATATTAGATCCTGTTTGTGTCTTGGGGAGATCTTTATATCGTGCATCTGTTATATAGGAAAAAGGTACATCGGCATCAGCCAATATTTTATTAATTTCTTTTATCACATCTGTTGTGCCGTCTTGCCTATCAATAAATAATTCAAACCCTGGAGATGCATTTGGAAAATCATCATAGCCTGTAAAATTTTTTTCCTTTAAGGTTTTAGCAATAAAGCCAGACCATTGATTATTTGCCTGTAATTCATTAATAAAAGTTTTTTCAAAATCTGTCTGATCCCATCCAGGTTTAGCTATAATTTCCATATTAAGAGATCTTTCAAATTGCAGTTTATTATCTTCCTTCCAAACACCTAAATTATTATTTGCCTGGAAAGCATTTATCATTTCACTATCTTTTAATGGTTTGGTTAGATTTTCACTTAATTGAGCTTGTTCTTTATTTGTTGGAATAATTTCATCTTGCTGTCGACTTACTCCAACAACCCATCTTTCTTGATCTGCTTTCAATGTATCTAATTCTGCTTCAGCTTTTAGTTTATCTTCTGGTGTTGTTTTTTTAGATCCTATAATGCTTCTTAACTTTTTAACCCTGGCTTGATCTGTTTGACCAGCAAACTGTAATTCATCACTATAATTACCTCCAGCTTCAGATGTCCATCCACCTTTGTCCCATCTATTTTTTTCTAAAAACCATGCAATAGCTTGAATATCTCTTGGTTCCATTTTACCCATATCCATGTAATCAGTAAATTCAGTATTAGCATTTAATCTATCCGTTGCAGATCTAAACATGTCTTGAGTAAATCCAAACTCTGATCCAATGTCAGGGTTTTCAAAAGTTGCGTCTTTTCTATAGGCTCCAGATATTTGTACATCAGCATGTGGAGGAAACCATTTTCCTGTTCCTATCTTGCCAATATATCTATTAGCCCAAACATCTACAGTAGCTTCTGGATTAACTCCTAATAAATTACCAAGGAAGTTTACAGTTTTAGGTTTCTTACCTGAATGTATTTCTCTAAACATGCCTAGTAAAGCTATCGTTGCTTTTGGCGAATTGGTGTTAAATAATTTTCCAGCATCGTTACTAATTAAAGGAAAATCTTTTGGCATCGCATTACCAATATTACCACCTTCATCTAAATGTTTTATAAATGCTTGGATCTCTTTATCATAATCTCCGTTAGAATATTTTTTTAAAATAACCATAGTGTTATGAAAATTTTGTTTAACATTAACTCCAGCAGATGTTGCCGATAACACATCAGCAAAAACATCGCCCATGCCACCGAAGTCTTTTCTAATTGTGTTTTGCATTTCTCGATACCAATCAGCTTGTGCAAGAATTAATTCAGCTTCTGGATCTTTAGCTTTTGCTCTTTCTAAAAGATCCATAATATCATTATATACTGTACCAACAATTTGTTCTTTGTACTCATC